ATGACGACTAGAATTGCTTGTGAGAATGGTGTATTTATACCTGAGCCACGTATTAAATCTGCAATTAAATATGCAGCTTACTGTAATATGTGGTGTCCTATTAAGACTTATCTTAATAAGTGCAAACAGGACTACAAACCTTCACCTCTATGGGAAACCTTAGGCAAGGTATTTCTTGGTAATGAGCACCATCTAGCCACCCTTGCCATGCAACGGATGATGATTGGTGCAGTAGCAAGAGCGTTTAATCCTGGCTGCTCAATGTCCTGGCTACCAATTCTTGTGGGTGCTCAGGGTGTTGGTAAGTCAATGTTCTCTCGTAACTTAGTACCTGAGGGATTGTTCTCTGAGATTACAACTCCTCTTGATACCTTGATGAAGGAACAGTACAGACTTCACGTTGCTTGGTTACTGGAATTACCTGAGATTGATCACTATTTCAATAGTAAAAATATTGAGAACTTTAAAAATCTGATCACTTCTCGTGTGGATGAAGTACGATTTCCATATGCATCACTGCCGTCTAAATTAGGCCGCAGGTTTGTCATGATTGGAACTACCAATCGCAACCAATTTCTGGTTGATAGCACAGGTAACCGGCGCTTTGTACCGTTAGAAGTTGGTGCTGGTTTCCAAGTTCCATGGGAACTACTTTCTGAAAAGCGTGACTCACTATGGGCTGCTGCGATGGCTGCCTATGAAAAGAGTGATACTTACGAATTCAATAGTGGCGAAATTGCTGCTATCTCTGAATACATTCAAGAGTTTGGTGACCCTGACCCTTGGATGGATAAGGTCAGCAGCTACGTAGCTAGTCGTGAGGAAGTTACCACTGCAGAAGTTTTGACTAATGCATTGGACCTTGACCCACGTCAACAGGGGCGTCGTGAATCCAGACGTGTTGCAGATGTACTGCAAACAATGCGCTGGAGACGACACTCAACATCACGTAAGGATCCTGTTACTGGTAAATCAAAATCAGTAAGACTATGGATTCGTCCTAAAGATGATCCCTTAACTGAGGATCATATTCTCAACGACTTCTAAATATATAAACGTTCTAGTTAAAGGATAAAGAATATGCTAACTAATAACATTGAAATTGGACTGCGCGTCAAAGTCGCCAGCAATAACCTTATTGCACTTGTAGTAGGTACACCGGAGTACTATACCCCCAGGTCTAAACTTATTCGTATAAAGTATGAGAATAGTACTCGTTATGAATACGTTATCAATCAACAGATTGAAGCACTTCCACCCAAGCAGCAATATGAAGCCCTAGGTGGTGAGTATGTACGACCTGAGAATAGTTTCTGATTATGAAATACAGAGTTACACTGACATTTGAATCGCTTACTCACCCTTATGGGTGGATTCACGAGATAATAAGAGACGCTCTTTACAACAAAGGTGAGCGATTAATCGATGTTGGAATTGTAGAGCTAGAGGATGAACAAGATGCCTGAAGCTAAACCATCTAGCACACCTGGACCGTATGGTAGACGCAACCTACAAATTTCCAATACAGCAGAAGAAGGTGAACTGTGTATTTATACAGGTCATTCACTTGGAAGATTCTCTTCACACTCACTGAGGTTTGATAGCCATCAAGCCTGTGTCAGATGTGTTGCTGCTGCAAGGGAAGGGAGACTTTCCCTGGACCTCACAACGCTGCTTAAGAAGACAAGGATTAAGGCACTTAAGTTCTGGTCACAAGTAGATATAGGAGCACCAGATGAGTGCTGGTTATGGGATGGTTGTATAAACAACCGAACTCAGCAGCCGCAATTTGCTTGGCGGCGGCCTGGTATCACCAGCTCTACTCAACATCATCCTCAAAGAGTGGCGATGTGGTTCAGCTGGGGCGACTTAGGCTATACAGCAGTTAAAACTACTTGTGGAGAGAAATATTGTTGCAATCCTTTCCATTTAATTCCACAGAATATTGGCGTCTTTGTCGATTCTGAGAGTTACATAGAAAGCTTTGAACTATCTTGTCAAATCCACTCTCTTAAACAGGCAGTGGCTGAGTATATAATGGAGCAGCACATGAAGGAATCTGAACGTATCGACGCTTCAGAAGAGATCGATGCACGTGCTGAATTACTACTAAATCCTAATACAGGATTTACAGAACGATTTGAAGCTGTCATTACAGATTTGTTAAATGGACAGCATATAACTCAGACAGAACCCGATGAACCTGGTCTTTATCGAGCACCAGATGACAACGGAGATGCTGCTGACAACATCGAACTGCAGAACGATGATGAGTATTAACCTCACATTCGTTTGCAATAACAACTATCTTTAATCAATAGTCATTAATATTATGTCACGTCGAACCGATTTATTACAATCTCTAATCAAGTCTAAAAAATTTGGTGATGAAAAGAGTCAAGAACAAAAGTTCATGACAGCTACTGCTGAATTAATTCTTACTGATTTAATCAACATCGCTATGAGTGGTGTTGAATCAACAGGGGCTGGAACATTAGTTATTAATTTAGTTAATGATAGTTCGATTTATATGTCTGGAGATGATGTTCAAAAAGACATTGCCACAGCAGAACGATTGGAAGATGAGGATTCACTCAAGTTCCTTCGTCAGCTAATGGAACAAATTGATGACAATGACTGGTCTACAAACGTCCTTATAACCTTGATTAGTGATGCTGGAACAAGAACATTTAGTGTCGAAGCAGGTAGGAGCCAAGAATGCCTCCGAGCGCTCGCGGCAGAATTTAGCGAATAAGCTGAAAGCTGAGGGATTAAAACTACCTCTCTACCCAACACCGCAACTTATTGATAGAGCACGGATAGTTATGGGTGGTATTGACTACGACCCAACATCTGATCCTGTACAACAAGCATTGGTGGAAGCCACTGCTGTTCCATCTATTGAAGTGAATCCGCTACAAGAACACTGGCATGGCAACGTATGGGTATCACCTAAGGGTGCTGTTCGTAATAGCCGCATCTGGTTTAACAAAACTGTCAATGAATATAGGAATGGTCATATCAATTCATTTATGTTCTTTACCAGTGCATCAGAGATACTAAGAGCTGCTCCTGTTGTATGGGATTATCCAATCTGCATACCATTTAAACGTATCAAGCAGCTCAGAGCTACAGCCAGAGGCTTTGAATCTGTCTGCCCATCTACGTGGAATGCAGTTATCTATGGCCCGCCTACTGATGTATCAATCTCTAACATCGATAAGGTCAGTCTGTTCTACAGCACGTTCCGTGACATAGGACGAATTATATACAATGAATTTGCTGGTGACAGCTGGTTCAAAGATTTGGAATATTACCAAGATAATAAAGGTAATATCTAATGTCTAAGCATATTGCGAAGGAACATTTCTACAAGCTACCGTCTGGAACACTGGTGCATCCCTGCCGTCTAATACATAAAGACGGAACATTAATGTGGAAACATGCACTGCTGTATCGTAACGAATTGCTTACTATGCCAGAAACAGAAGCACAAGAGGCACACATAATAAAAACTGCTCAGCGCTTGGAGGAACTGAACAGTTGGGTGTCTCAAGATCTGGAACCTTGGGAATGTTTTCAAGTATATGCTTGGTACGTACCGTTTGACAAGGAACTAACTAATGGTATATCTGTCTATTTTAAGCACTTGATCCATGATAATCCAACTACCTATGATGCTCTTCTTCCTCACATACAGGATCATGAGATCCTTCAATTAAGACAGAATTATCTATTCTTTAAGCGATGTTAAGGCACCTTTCAGTGCCTATACCAAGGCACAGGAGATTCTTTTCTCTTGTTTAACTATCATATACGATTATGGAAAAGGACTACACAGAAGATCAAATCATCCGCCGTAATGGACGGATGTATTTCATCTATGAAGACCGTAATCAAATGATGGATTCACTCACTGGTGAGTGGTTTCCGCTTCCAACGTAAGTTCTCAATTTCCATTAATACTTCTCTAATCATGCCTTTTAATTCATCACGTTCTTTATCACTGAACACATTACGTGTAAAGGGTTTGTACGGTATTAATTCTGGATCAGTTGAATCAGCACAGAAGCTGAGTTCATTTGGTTCTAATTTCTTGGATGAGATGCCTTGAGTGTCCATTTTTATAATTGAGTTACCATACGATTTAGATACCATTGAGCTTTTTTTGCATCTTCTGATGGATCTGCTTTATGCCACATTCGCAATAAATACTTCAATGCCTGAGCTTGCAACATACCTGTTACTGGGTCAGGTGCATGAACAATAGCCCCTTCAATAATATCAATCACCTCTTGTGAACCTTGCTGATAATGAGGAGGATTATTTACATTATCAGTTGCTTCAGTATTAGTTCTTCCAAAAACCTTACCTAAAGTAACTAGACCAGACTTTTTTCCAAACTCACTAAGTCTGACCTTATCCCTCTTGTAATAATCAGTTGAATCTGAACTTGGACTATCCCAATCATAATCTTCCAAATGAAACTCTTTATTGATGTCATCCCAATCCTTCTCGTGAGGAATAGCTTTCCAGCGGTCTTTGGATTTATCCATAATGTTTGTAGTCGCACTTATATGTTTCAATACCTAATATAGGAATAAATAAGCTTATATGTGACGTATGCCTAGTCCAAAAGGTGATCCCACCTACATTAAAAATAAAGAACAGTATTTTATGGATATAGCTAAGGTTGTAGCCAAAGCTTCAAGTCATCCAACGTCTCCAGGCGGTTGTATTGTTGTACGTGATCGTGAAATAGTTGGTGACGGTCGCAGTGTACTTACAGCCTCTAAGGTTGAAGTTGATTGCTTATGTTATGCAATAGCTACCGCGTCTAAACGTGGTACTCCATTAACAGGAGCTGTCATCTATTCAACACGTTATCCATTTAGTGCATCGGTTTTCCAGTGTTACTTAATGGGTATCCGGAAGATGATTGTATTAGCTCACGAATGGGAAACATATTACAAGGATGAATTTAGAAGAGCTGCTCGATTAGCAAGAGAATTATCAATGGCTATAGAACCAATGTTCGAAGATGATGACCAACGATTTTCTGTAAACAAACACTCACGATCTAAGGAGATTAATGACGACCACTTTACCAACGCGAATCCGTTCAAACCAGACGAGTTTGACCCGCAGGATGCAAATGATATCCAGGACGAAACCAATGAAGACACTATTGTTTGACTTAGAAACTACAGGCTTACTACGCTGTGGTTCAACAATTCACTGCATAGTCATGCGAGATGCTATCGAAGATAGTGAACCTCACGTATTTGACTGTGACCCTGAACGAGCAATCATTCAAGGTGTAAAACAATTAGAACGTGCTGATACACTCATTGGTCACAACATAATTGGATTTGACATACCTCTACTGAAAGAGCAGTATCCAGACTTTGATTTCCAAGGAGAGCTCATGGATACGCTCATTTTAAGCAGGCTTTATTACCCAAATATCATTGATAGAGATTATGAACGTAGACCAGACGGTATGCCTCAGTATTTATATGGACGCCATTCATTACTAGCCTGGGGTTATCGCCTCAAATGCTTTAAGGGTGACTATGGAACACACGAAGGTGCATGGGATAGGTATACACCTGAGATGCTGTCGTATTGCATTCAAGATACTCAAGTCACATTGAAACTTTACCAAATGTTGCAACGGAGGATGAAGACTTATGCCTAAAGAATTCTACATATGGTTGGCTCAATGCCCTGTTCCGTGGTTTTGGCACGCTGATCACCATCCAGACTACGCCACATACGCATTTGTAAAAGCTAACAAGGAGGAAGATAGCGAAAATGAATGATTACATCAAACTAGAAATGAGGATGGCGGAACTTATGGCTCAACAAGAAGCCAGCGGTTTCAGATTTAATATGGATGCTGCTGTAGATGTTCGCTCTGAATTAGCAGAGGAGTTTAACAAACTTAAAGAAACTATCTGTAGCCGCTTCATATATTACCCAGGTAAGGTTTTCACACCTAAGAGAACTGATAAACGTAAGGGCTATCACTCCGGTGCGCCGATGACCAAGTTGATTGATTTTAATCCAACAAGCAGGCAGCATATCGTGTGGGCGCTGACCACTTTTAGAGGTGCTCGATTTACTAAAGTAACTGACACAGGTAAGCCAAAGGTTGATGAAGATACACTTTCTGAAGTACGCGACATTGCGTTAACGCAAGAAAACCAGAAGCTACATGATGAATGAGAAATTTTCATCCG